CTTGCAGATAGAAATGATACTGAAGGGTATAACGCGGTCAAGGCAATGTGTGGCGATGTTCAAAAACTCATACAGAGTGCATACCGTTTTACTCCCGAAGAATGGCAAGTGGCAATTGTCGTTGAGTGCGCTAGGTTTGTAGATGACTATGTAGCGGAGGCAGCAGGTATTCATTGGGACACGGGCAATAGCTTGAAAAAACACTTTGGTATTGAGGAGAAAACAAAATGACAAGTAAAAACGTCTATGAAGAAGAAGTAGACAAGATGATTGAAGCGCACAAAGAAGCATCGTGGAGGCACGGCTTTCTCTGCGGGTTCGCGTGGGCTGCTCTAGCCCTGATCATCGCTGCGGGTATCTGTGCTGTGTGGATATCGGCGAATCAACCTGCGAAGACTGACATGATCAAATTGGAGAAGAAGAAATGACAGTACAAGTTAAGGTCGCATTGAACCCGCAACTGCCGTGGCCTTTCCCTAGTGCAGCACCGAAGAAGAAACCAGAACAACTACCAGCAGCACCTTTCTAGGAGAAGCAAATGAGTTTCGTAAAGATCAATCCAATTACATGGCGCGTTCATCGTTTGAAGTGTGACTGCGGCGGTGAGTTTGAGCATAAGTTTAGCGTCAAGTACCAACCTAAACCCTTCACCCATGTGTGCAACAGGTGCGATGCCATCGAAGACCATGAGTACGTTTATCCTCGGACGGTGTGGGAAGACACGGAAACCCTAAGCCTGATCGTTAACCAGCAGGTGGCGGAGATACTGAAGTGACTGATACACCGCGAATAGATATAGCTGAGAATTTTATGTACGATTTTAAACGCATACCGTTTGGTTTTGTGTATGCTGATGTTGCAAGAAAGATAGAACGCGAACTTACCGAAACTAAAAAGAAATTAAAGGAGAAACAAAATGACTATGAAAGCCAATAGCAAATGCAGTGATGGCGCAAAACTTAGCGACCACGGTAACACGATAAGTTACATGGCTATACCGTACCCAATACCAGAGGGGTTTCGTCAGGAGTTGATGGCTGCCGGACGTTCCCACGGTGAAGCACCCGCCGGTGATATTGCGACAATTATCCGTATCGAGGGAACCCTACGTAGTCTGTTTGGGCAAAGGACAACAAGGCCGGTTATAAAAGCAAGGGCGAAGATATGAATGACTACGCACAAGCGTTTCTGGATATAAAAGCTTTCCGCGCCCAAGCATACGAAGCTATGCAGGAACACCGTTGGTCAGATGCTTGTGACCTAGCGGACAAGATTGTCATGGCAGCCCATGAGGTGAAGATGTATTGCCTATTTCAACCGGAGCAAGACAATGCTAACGAACAGCAAGGAACTTAGAAAGCTGTTGAAAGATGCAGAGCAGCGCGGGTGGACATTCAAACGTGGGGGTCGAGGGAAACATATCAAGGGTATCCATCCGTCAGGCAAAACCACAACCGTAAGCGTCTCACCCAGCGATCACCGTGCGTACCTGCACATAATTAAAGACCTTAAGGTATGAGAGAGAACCCCCCCACTTCCATATGGGAACCGATGCCCACGCATCAGGCTGTGTTCTATGTAATGCAGGACATGATGCACATAGCGTACACGCTTGATAAATTAGTATGCACGATTCATACCTTGCGCGATGACAATGTGTTAAGCGAACCAAGACCGCAGAAGAAAAGCAGGAAAGCCCTCATCACATTCGATAAGAAATATGTAAAACCAAACGGGAAAGGAAAACTAAATGAAAGCGAAAGCCCCCAACACAGGCCCAAAGAAACTAAGAGGGCAGGGAAAAAAACCACGAAAAGTACACGTGTCCCTGCGACTAGAAAAAGACTTGCACGACGCAATCATAAAAAAGTACGGTAGGGAGTGGCGCGTAGGTGTTAGCACGGCGCTGCGTAAGCATTTAAATCTGTCGTAATCCACCACGAACGGGGGCGTGGAAGCTGCATTACCCCCGCAATTCCTTTCGTTTTTGCTTGCACCTCCACGGGCAATGTTATATAGTGTCAATATATGGCACTCACACCCGAAGCGAAGGTCAAGCACAAAGTAGTAGCCCTGCTCAAAGCATATGGCGCTTACTACTTCTTCTCCTCTACCCACGGATACGGCAGGTCAGGCATCCCTGACATAACTGTTTGTATGCAGGGGGTATTCCTTGGCATTGAATGTAAAGCCAACGGGGGCAAACCAACCGAACTACAGAAACGCGAACTCGCTGCTATCCATGCAGCGGGTGGTATTGCTTTGGTCGTGGACGAAACAAACCTAAAAGAACTAGAAACCATATTGGAGAACATACGTGCTGGAAAAACTATTACGAACCTTAGCGTCCCCTGAAGCAAAGATACTCGCAGCGCATACAGTAGAGGGGGATAAGAAAGCTGCCATGTGCTTAGACGTTATCCGTAGCGGAACATTCCCATTGATAGACCAGATGTACCTCACCCTAGCCTCCCGTGCTGTAGCCATACAACTTACCAAGAACGTGGCGCTACGCATAGCATTGGACGTTACAGCAAACGAAGAGGCACCTTTCTAGATGAATCTAATAACCTATGACTTTGAAGCGTACTACGACAAGGACTACTCCTTATCGAAGATCACTACTGAGGAATACATTCGCAACCCCTTGTTCGAAGCAATCGGCATAGCCGTACAGGTTAATCGTGATCCCGTGCAATGGTTCAGCGGCACTAAGGAAGATACGTTAGCTTGGCTTAAGCAGTTCGATTGGGCTAACAGCATGGCCGTGGCACACAACGCCGTATTTGATGCAGCTATTCTTAATTGGCATTTCGGTATCCAGCCAAAGCACATAGCCGACACCCTCTCAATGGCTAGGGCGGCGCATGGTACGGAGGTGGGTGGGAGTCTTAAGGTGCTGGCCGAGCATTACCAGCTAGGCGTGAAGGGCACGGAGGTCATTGCTGCACTTGGCAAGAGGCGGGAGGACTTCAGCGTTGAGGACTTGGAACGCTACGGCGAGTACTGCAAGAATGACGTTGCGCTTACGTTTGATTTGTTCCTGTGCTTATCGGAGGCGTTTAACAAGTCAGAGATGCGGTTGATAGACCTGACCATACGCATGTTCACGGAACCTAAACTCGTGCTGCATTCGATAGACCTCATAGCCCACCTGAACAATATTAAGGAGCGCAAGGTACATTTGCTATCAGCTTTAAGGTTCTCTAAGGAAGACCTGATGAGCAACGATAGGTTGGCGAGGGTGCTAACCCATATGGGCGTGGAGCCGCCTACAAAGATAAGCCCCACTACGGGCAAACAAACATACGCCTTTGCCAAGACCGACGAGGAATTCAAGGCGCTACTAGACCACGAAGACCCGCTTGTTCAGATGACGGTGGCTGCTAGGCTTGGTGTCAAGTCCACGCTAGAGGAGACCCGCACCCAGAGGTTTATAGATTTGTCTGGGCGAGGACTTATGCCAGTTCCTTTACGCTACTATGCGGCGCACACCGGACGTTGGGGTGGCGATGACAAGATAAACCTACAGAACCTCCCCCGTACATCTCCGCTTAAGAAAGCGATACTTGCTCCTCCGGGCTACATGCTGATCGACTCAGACTCCTCCCAGATTGAGGCACGGACGCTGGCGTGGTTTGCTGAACAAGATGACTTGGTGGAGGCGTTTGCAGCGGGGCAAGATGTGTACCGCATTATGGCCTCCAGCATATACAACAAAGAGGAATCCCTTGTGGACAAGGGAGAGCGGTTCGTGGGTAAAACCACAATCCTAGGGTGCGGCTATGGCATGGGCTGGCGTAAGTTTCAGGCGCAGCTAAACAACTTCATGGTAACCATATCGGATATCGAAGCCGAGCGGGTTATCAATGTGTATAGGGAAACGTATCCGAAAATAAAAGAACTTTGGGATATGGCACAAAAGGCTATCGTAGCTATGGAAAGTGATAAAACCTGCGACTTAGGTAGAGCCGGTGTTATAGAGATATACGGCAAGAAAGGCATCAAGCTACCCAACGGGCTGTTCTTGAAGTACCCCAACCTACGCAAAACGGTAAACGACGAGGGGCAATACGAATACGTCTACGATACCAAGCGGGGTAAGCAGGTTACTGCTACCAAGATATACGGTGGGAAACTTGTAGAAAATATATGCCAAGCCCTAGCTAGGTGTATTATAGGAGAGCAGCTAGTTAGCATAGCTGATAAGTACAGGGTCGTGCTGACCGTGCATGATGCCATAGCGTGTCTAGTACCCGAGTACGAAGTGCTAACAGCGCAGGTAGACATAGAGAACCAGATGCGAATAGCCCCAGCATGGGCGGCAGGGCTACCCTTAAACTGTGAGTCAGGTACAGGTAAGAGTTATGGAGACTGTTAAATGGTCATACAGCAGCTTATCGCTGTTTCAACAATGCCCCAAAAAGTACTACGAATTGCGGGTGGTCAAGAAGATTAAGGACGCACCGACCACCGCCATAATGTACGGGCTTGAAGCACACAAGATAGCCGAGGAATACATACGCGACGGTAAAGAAATCCCCCCAGCCTATGCGTACTTGAAGCCCATACTAGACTCTCTGGTTGCTATGGAAGGGGAGAAGCATTGCGAAATGAAGCTGGCGGTAACTAAAGACTTAGCCCCTTGCAGCTTTACTTCCTCCGATGCTTGGTGGCGGGGCATAGCCGACTTGGTCATTTTGCAGGGGGAGACGGCACGGATACTGGACTACAAGACGGGTAAGAGCCAGTACGCCGACACCAAGCAGCTTGAACTTCTGTCCCTCGCTGTGTTCGCGCACTACCCTGAGATTCAGAACACCAAGACGGGGCTACTCTTTGTGGTGCATAACGACTTTGTACCCGCTGCGTATAACAAAGCCGACTCCGTTAAATTGTGGGAGAAGTGGCGGCAAGAAACTACACGGCTAGACGCCTCATATGAGAACAATGTGTGGAACCCAACGCAGAACTTCACGTGCAGAAGCTATTGCCCCGTGACCGACTGCCACCATAACGGGAGGAAATGAAATGGCGCTAACAGCTATACAGACTGTATTTAAAGGGCACTTATTCCGTAGCCGCTTGGAAGCTAGGTGGGCGGTATTTTTTGACCAGTTCATTAGTGGGGGCTTGACATGGGAATACGAACCAGAGGGCTTTAACTTAGATGGCACGTATTACCTACCTGATTTTCGGGTTACCAGCCCACAGGGGCAAGTAACTTGGTACGAGGTCAAACCGGAGAATGGAATATTGCCCCCCGAAGATCAGCACAAGTTTGAAGCGTTTCACGCCGCGTTGAACGCGGGGTCGCTAGAAACCCATGTCTACGCAGATTTCGCAGTTTTACGCGGTGACCCGTATCACTTGCTCATAGGGGGTCATGCTGGTATGTGCCCCCGCTGTGGCAGTATTCACCCCGGTGAACGGAACATCTGCCACGAAGATGACTTCATCAATTGCTTTCTTTGCGATATGCAGCGACCAGATGATGAATGCGTGGGACTACTAGTACCGTGCATATTCCATAAAGGATTGACTATGCTACCTAAACAGGCAATACCCCTATATTTACACATCATTGAGCAGGCAGCTACACTTGCAAGGTCGGCACGATTTGAACACGGGCAAACGCCAATATCAACAGGAGATAGACATGCCATACGTTAATAAACCGAGGCCGTACAAGAAGGAATACGTGCAACAGAAGGAACGCGGGGAAGCACCCAACCGCAATGAACGCCAGAAGGCAAGGCGTGAGATGGATGCGAAGGGTATCAACCGTGCTGGCAAGGACATCGACCACACCATCCCGCTGTCCAAGGGTGGCACTAATGCGCCTAGTAACCTCAAGCTGAAAAGCCCCAGCGCCAACCGTAGCTTCAGCCGCAACAGCGACCATACGGTGAAAAAGAACAAGCCAGCCAAATGATTAGACCCATGTATGAAGGGGCCGCTGATGTGGCTAGGGAATTAGAAACTGCTGCTCATTTCTGCGAAGTCTTTGGGTGCAAGTATGAGCAGTATCCACCCAAACACGCAGTCAATGGCAAGGTAACGCAGAAGGACAAGACCATAGCGGTGGTCGAGATAAAGGCACGGAACAACAAGAGTACGAAGTACCCCACCGTGATGATGGGGTCTGCCAAATGGGAGCGGGGTAAAAACTGGGCACACACCGAGAACGTCCCGTTTATCATACTTATCAAATTCACAGATGGTGTATTCATGACCGTGGCTAAGGATGAGTATGAGGAATATATAGGGGGGCGCACCGACAGAGCCGACGATAGAGATATGGAACGGTGCGTCTACATACCCATTGATTCATTTCGGAAGATTTAAACCGTGGACATTATTGATAATAGAGCGTTGTTGGTACGTACTAGGAATCCGCAGCGCATAACTGACGCTATCGCCAAGAGCGAAGTAGTCGGAGAGGAGGACGGGGTGCATCAAGTACTAGTTAAGTGGGACATGCAGGAAGCAAGTGCGCTATCCAAGCTAATGAAGAACGTACCATCCCCGATGGGCGTGGAGTATGAGTGGCCCGGAATGTACACGCCGTTCGCACACCAGAAGGTAACAGCAGAGTTTCTATCCTTAAGGCATCGTGCTTTCTGTTTTAACGAGCAGGGCACGGGGAAGACAGCGTCGGCTATATGGGCGGCGGACTATCTTATGAACAAGGGGCTGGTTAAGCGTGTACTGATAGTCTGCCCCCTATCCATAATGAAGTCTGCTTGGATGGCTGACCTGTTTAAGTTTGCGGTTCATAGAAGCTGCGATGTGGCATACGGGACTCGTTCACAACGGGAGGAGGTAATACGGGGCAAGACCGAGTTCGTTGTCATTAACCACGATGGGGTGGGCACGGTAAAAGATGTGCTTATGATACAGAAGTGGTTTGATTTGATAATCATAGACGAAGCTAACGCCTACAAGAACGTGCAGACGGTGCGCTGGAAAACGTTGCGCGATGTGTTGGTGTTCAAGCCTATGGTATGGATGATGACCGGCACACCTGCGGCACAGTCACCCGTGGATGCGTATGGGCTGGCTAAGATCATCAACCCAGATATCTTACCTAAGTTCTTTGGGCAGTTCAGGGACATGGTGCTAACCAAGGTATCGCAGTTCAAGTGGGCGGTGCGCCCACAGTCAGAGCAGGTTATACACAGAGCATTGCAACCTGCCATACGCTTTGAGAAGAAAGACTGCTTAGACTTACCGCCCGTTACCTACGTCGATAGAGATGCCCCGCTGACCCCACAGCAAGTTAAGTTCTACAACCAGCTTAAAGCGCGGATGTCTATGGTGGCAGACGGTGAGGAAGTTACCGCAATAAACGCAGCGGTCAACATGAGTAAGCTGCTGCAAATCTCAGGCGGTGCGGTGTACTCAGATAGCGGGGAGACCATACTGTTTGATGTAAGCAACAGGCTGGCGGCGGTAGAGGAGGTAATAAACGAAGCTACGCAAAAGGTACTAGTGTTCGTGCCGTTCAAGCACACCTTAAAACTACTACAGGAGCATCTCAACAAGGCACACATAACCTCTGAAATCATCAACGGAGAAGTTAGCCTTAACAACCGCTCTGCAATCTTTGATGACTTCCAGACCAAGACCAATCCCAAAGTACTGTTGATACAACCACAAGCCGCATCTCACGGGCTTACGCTAACAGCCGCCAGTACGATTGTCTGGTATGCCCCAGTAACATCCGTAGAAACCTATCTACAGGCCAACGCTCGTATAGATAGGCCGGGGCAAAAACATCCAATGACTGTAATACACATCTCAGGCAGCGAAGTAGAAACACGTTTGTATTCAATGTTGAAGAACCGCATAAGCATCCACGGAAAGTTAATTGAGTTGTATCGTGAAATAGTTTCTAATAATCCTTGACACAGTAAAATACTTCTATATACTCGGGGGGCTGGACACAACTAAACGAGGTTCATATGATAGATGATGTGGTGGACGAGGTACATGAGGTACAGCAAGACACACCAACACCCGACAAACTTATGGCTGCGTACATAAAAATTCGGGATAGTCGCAACGAGTCTAAACGTGAGTATGAAGCACGCGATGAAGAATACGTAGAGCAGTTGCGTTTGATAGAAGCTTCACTGCTAGAAACCTGTAAGACACTCGGTGCCGACAGCATTAAAACAAAAGAAGGTACGGCAATACGCAGCATCAAGAGTCGGTACTGGACTGGGGACTGGGAAAGCATGTACTCCTTCATAGCGGAAAACGATGCGTTTGGGTTGCTGGAGAAGCGGCTGCATCAAACCAATATGAAGCAGTTCTTGGAAGAAAACCCTGACCTGAAGCCAGCAGGGTTGAACATTGATAGCGAATACACCATCGTAGTACGCCGTGGCAAAAACAACTAAGAGGACAATATGTCAAACGTATCTTTGTTTAATCAAGAAGTACCGGACTACCTGAAGAACTCGCAGCCTAGCGCGTTGACCAAGGCACTTGCTGGCAATACTGGCAACAAACGTCTGTCCATCCGTGGGTCTGTGTTCCGTATGGTGGTTGGTGGGGAAGAAGTAAAGAAGGCCGAGGGTCGCACCTTGCAGGTAATCATCGTCAACGGCGCACCTAAGAACTCACGCACCTTCTACGCTGGCGCATACAGTGCCGACAACAAAGCTCCGCCTAGCTGCTGGTCTAACAACGGTGATGTGCCCGATGCAGGTGTAGAAGAGCCAGTGCATAGCAACTGCCAAGATTGTCCGAACAACGTCAAGGGGTCTGGACAGGGTAGCAGCCGTGCTTGCAGGTTCTCGCGGCGCTTGGCATTGCAGGTTGTTGGTGATCCTACGGAAGATGTGTATCAGTTCGTGCTACCCTCCCAGTCCATCTTTGGCAAGGGCGATGGCGACAACATGCCGTTTGAGCAGTACGCCAAGTATCTTTCCGGTAATGGGCGTAGCATTGAGGATGTCATCACGGAGATGTCGTTTGATACCGATAGCGCCACTCCCAAGCTGTTCTTCAAGGCTGTTGCACATGTGTCAAAGGAACAGCACGAGTCCGCAGTAAAGGCTGGCAAGTCGGATGAAGCTAAACGTGCCATCGTATTTACTGTGGCCCAGACCGATGGGGTTAAGAGGCTGGCTAGCCCCGCAGCAGCCAAGGCCGAGGCAAGTGATGGAGCCGAGGATGAAGTCGCGGAGCCTAAGAAACGGGAAAGCACTAAACCTAAAGTAACAGATGCCGGTAAGAAAGACCTTGCCGAAGTAATGAAGAAATGGGAGTAACAATGTATGAACGGATACAGCAGACAGCTAGTCGCTTCTAACAGAGACGCTGATACCCATAACCTAGGTGTTAGGCTGGGTAGAGTCTGCATTAAGCTAGACATACCCATTACAGACGTAGCCGAGTTTTGCAAGGTTTCTCGGATGACGGCATACAATTGGTTCAAGGGCATAACCAACCCCCAAGCCAACAAAGCCGACTTAGTAAAAACAATAATAGCCAAGCTTTCAGCAAGGCTGTAAGTAGTCCAACCCCATAGGGCCGAAGCAATTCGGCCCTTTTCCATCTACAGGCCATGTCAACCACAGACTTGCTAACCAATGTATTGCCATCCGAAGGGTGGTACTGCATCGTGGGTCTTAAAAAAGGCGACATGCCGAAGCAACAGTTTGTGGAGTCCATAGGCGAAGTTGATGCCTTGGTTCAAGAACTACTCGCCGCTAAAAGAGATGTGTATTTTGGGTGTGCTAAGTTCTTAGATTCGGAAAGCAGGGCGCAGAAGAACGCCGCGTACTTCAAGTCGTTTTGGCTAGATATAGATTGTGGGGTGGGTAAGCCCTACGCCAGCCAAGCCGAGGGGCATGAGGCGTTAAAGATTTTCTGCACTACTAATACGTTGCCCCGCCCTACATTGGTTAATTCTGGTAGAGGGCTACATGCGTACTGGCCGCTGACGAACACTATAAATAGGTTGCAATGGCAGGTTGTTGCGGACAAGTTAAAGCAGTTATGTTTGCAACAAAGCTTTGATATAGACCCATCCGTCCCCGCAGACTCAGCACGTATATTGCGGGTGCCTGAAACATTTAACTTTAAGGATGAAGCTAACCCAGTCGGCGTAGAGGTAGTGCATCTGGGTGTACCAACAGATTATGAAATACTGCGCCAGCTTCTGGGTGCAGCAGAGGCATCGCAGGAAGAACCAAAGCCGTTCATATCAAACCGCCCTAGCGCACTTACTCTTGCTCTGGCGGGTAACCGTGTGTCGATATTCAAAACAATAATGATAAAGACAGCCGCTGGAGAGGGCTGCGCGCAACTAGCTAACATAGTAATGAACCAAGATGGACTGGAAGAACCGCTATGGAGGGCAGGGTTATCCATAGCCCAGTTGTGTGAAGACCGTGATACTGCAATAGAAAACATGTCTAGCGATCACCCTGAGTATGACCCTGCTGTGGCTGATAAGAAAGCACGGGATACAAAGGGGCCATACACATGTGCTACGTTTGAAAAGCTTAGGGCTGGTGGGTGTGACGGGTGCAGCCACAAGGGGAAGATAAAATCCCCGATAGTACTTGGTCACGATATAGCCCGAGCAGAAGAGGAAGGTGACGGGGGTGAGGGGGAGGAGGAAAGGGAGGAAGATGGTAGCGTTGCCACAACGAGTGGGGGCGTATCAGCTTCGTATCCGTGGCCTTTCTTTCGGGGCAAGGTAGGTGGGGTGTACAAAGAAGTAAAGGACGATGTGCCTATCCTTGTATATGAGCACGACTTAATAGTAACCAAACGGCTTGTCGATCCAAACAGCGGTGAGTGTGCGTTGATTCGTAGGTTCCTGCCGCAAGACGGATGGAAAGAATTCTCGCTGCCCCTTGTCAGTCTTACGTCAAAAGAAGAACTACGTAAGGCGGCTAGTCTGCATGGCATCGTAGCTATGCCAAAAGCTTGGGACGGCATAATGGCCTATATGGTTGCATCAGTGAAGGAACTACAAGTGGTTAAAAGCGCGGAGAAGATGAGGACGCAGTTCGGATGGGCGGATAACGATACTAAGTTTATTCTGGGGGACAAGGAAATCTCACAGGGCTTGATAGCTTACAGCCCTCCATCCACAACGACGATGAGCCTAGCCCCGTTCATGGAGGCCAAGGGGGACTTCCACGAGTGGAAGAGTGTGTTTGACACGTATGCGTTACCGGGGTTTGAGCCACATGCTTTTGCGACGTTGTCGGCTTTCGGGGCACCGCTGCTTAAGTTTCTTGATTTGAAAGGGTGCTTGATTAACCTAGTCAACAATACATCTGGCACGGGTAAGTCAACCATACTGCGGATGTCTAGCAGCGTGTACGGGCATCCTGAAGAACAGCTTCTAAACTGGAAGGATACCTACAACTCCATCATCAACCGCTTTGGGGTCATGAACAACCTCATGGTGGGCATTGATGAGTTGACGAAGATGAGCGCCGACTTGTTTTCGGACTTGGCCTATAGCATGTCACAAGGGCGGGGCAAGAACAGGCTGAAGCACTCGGTTAACGAAGAGCGCATTAACACAACCAAATGGGCAACTATCTTTCTAGCTACGTCTAACGCAAGTTTCTACGACAAGCTGCTGACACTAAAGAACACCCCTGATGGCGAGATGATGCGTATGTTGGAGTACCGTATTGACCTAACTAATAATCTGAATAAGGCCAAAGCCGACTCCGTATTTAGCAAACTGCATACAAACTATGGGCACGCAATGGAGGTTTATATGTCATACGTAGTGAATAACTTACCGGCTGTTATTGAGATAATTAAGAAGGTGCAGAGCAAGATAGACAAGGATGTGGGCATGGACAGCCGCGACAGGTTCTGGTCGGGCACTGCGGCGTGTAACATTGCTGGCGGCATAATTGCACAGAACCTGAACCTGCATAGCTACGATATGAAGCGCATCTATGGGTGGGCTATACCCATGCTGGCGGGTATGAAGAAAGATGTTGGTGGGCCTACGATTGACTACACCACAATAATCGGGGACTTCATTGCCCAACACACTAACAACATCCTGATCGTGGATGCCAAGTCAGACTTGCGTACCAACCTGTACAAAGCCCCGCTTCTGGAACCGCGTGGCGAATTGGTTATCCGGTATGAGCCTGACACCAAGCAGCTATTTATCGTGCGTAAGGCGTTCCGTACGTTCTGTTCCGAGAACCAGATAACCTATAGCGATACCATAGCAGAACTCAAAGCGTCCAAAGTATTGCTGTTTGACAAGAAGAAGCAAATGACCCGTGGCACAAAAATGGTCTCCCCCCCTATAGATGCGTTGATATTTGACGGGGAGAAATTCGATATGCTGGACATTACCGGACTTGCGCCAGAGGGAGGTGACAGCAGCAGCCCGTAGTGGTATGCTGGGGTCTGTTCTGCTGTTTCTCCCCTTTGCCCCGCACCTCGGTGTCGGGGCTTTTTTTATGGTCTGGCGTACTCGCCCATAGGTTCCAAGAATGACCGCAGGGGTTTGGCTACCTGCAACCCACGTACCGCCATAAGTTCGTTCTCCATACGCGTCTTGATAGAACTACGGATGGTATCGGGCTTTATGCTGTACATGGGGTACTGCGTGTTGAATTTGATGATCTTATCCAGAGTTTTGCTTATCTCCTCTGAATCACTATGTTTAACATCGTCGGCTATCTCGTTGAGCAGATGAAGCTGTGAGGCTTTGATCTTGGCTTCCATGCCTTTTATCTCTATGTTGGCTTGAGTTAAATCGGCTACACGAGTAGGAGAGAACCCAAGAGCCTGCCATACAACGTCACCCTTGCTCATCTCGTCCTCTGCAAAGACAGGAGTACCTTTGAGCGTCTTTACACCTTCACGGTTAAAGCGTTCAGCAACGAACAAATTCTTAAGCACGGCGGGTAGCAGCTTTTCAGCACCACGTTCAAACTTACCTTCGCCAAAGAGTTTAACCCCCTCCGCAGTACTCAGCACCAATCCAGCAGTTGGCCCAAGCTGGTCTGTAATGAAGTTACGCATCCACTCGGCTTCGTCTTTAGACTGCCGTACACCACGGAACCACAAGTTATCAAGCTTGGTGCGGTCACTAAAGTTGATGTCCGAAAATGCACTGATAGGCCCACGGGCTATTACTTCCCCAGCGAGTTTGCCACCAAACGTATCTGCGGCCCAGTTACGGAACCACAAGTCCTGATTGATGTCCGGTTCGTCATCGTCCTTCAACGCATTGCGAACAAGTTCTATGGTAGCTGTGATGGTGCTGAACATGGGCATACCAGTAATGCCTGCAAACAAACCAGTCATACCCAGCGTACCAAACAAACGTGTCATGGCTTCTTTTTTTACTTGGGGGGATGCGCCTTTAAACGCCTCATACGCATTGTTCACAAGGTAGAACGTAGCCATTTGCGAGAAAGCTTTAAACTGAAACATCACCCTAGCTAGGGGGGCACGTAGAAACCTAGCCTTGTTTATGGAAGAGAAGTCGCCAAGGGCTTCGTACATTGCATCAGTTGCACGTTTGACTGCTGCATCGTGCGTTACACCTGAACCTGAATCTCTTGCCAGCCGATAAGCCGACATGAACGCAATCTCACGCATTATCTGTTCTGAACTATGAAACAGTTGGCTAACTGCTTTCATTGCCGTCTGCGTAACGCCCGTGTACTGATCTGAGGGCGTTGTGGACAGGCCAGCCATATCCGCTACAAACGTCTGGCTTATAGCACCAGTTCTAATTGCGTCATCAAAGGCCAGCTTCTCATCGGCATTGGTCAGCGAGTTCCTCAGTGAAGGCGGTTGAAACGTGGTCTTGCCGTTCTCTGCCTTAGATAAGCCTTTCATGCTGAATACTTGTTTGGCAAAACCCGCCATAACTGCCGCTGTCTTAGCTGGGCCAGCACCAAACCTAGATACAAATACTGGATAGGCAAATACAGGCAAAGCCGAGAAGTTCGTAATAGCAGACGCAGGGGAAGTCAGATACCACACGAAACTCATCTGATTGGCTATGTTTGCAGCTTTATCGCCTAGGCCGTTCTGTTCTTCTGGATGCAGCCCATACTTAACGCGTTCGGCTACCTCATCAATGTAGTCATCCATCTTGGGCTTGCCGACTGGGTCACCTTCAGAAACTTTCCGTGCCTCATCCAACGTGTTGAGAATCTTGCTGCCGTACTCCAGCCTTGAGAGTTGGCTGGACATGCGGAAGGAGGACTTTGCAAAGTTACGCAGCGCATCCGCAGAGAAGCCGGGGGTGTTCTTGCGATGTACAAACTGCTTGCGGAAGCTGCGCTCAGGCATCGTCATCAGGTACATCTGGTACACCGAGTCCTTAAGGGCTTCTTTGTCGCCCGTCTTGGAACTCTCAATGGTCTCTATCATCTGCTTCAGCAACTTGCTTGACTGCCCAAAGGAGTCGTAAAGCTTTCTATAGGAGTTGCCTTGGCTGTAGTTTTCAGGTTTCTCATTGAGGATGGTGTCAACAGGACGAGTATCGCCTTGGTCTTTAAAGTACTTACGCAAGAACAAGTCCCGCTGCAATTGACCTTCAAACATGTAGTACTCAGTATTCTTACCCGACCCTGATTTAAACCAGTATGGGCCTTCGCGCATTAACGGGAAATACGGCACTTGCAGTTTGGCCTTACCCTCAAACTCCAGCTTCAACGCATCAATAGTTTTCTTCTTGGTCTCAGCGTCCAAGCTAGACTTGCTTATGTTGTCCTCCAGCAACCGCACATAGGCAGTGAATTGGTTTGCGTAGTAGTCCCGTGCTTTGCGGTACGTATCATGTGCTTCGGGCGACAATGAATCCCACATAGCTGCAAGTGTGGGGGAGACTGCACGTCCTGCTTCCGTCGAGGGATCAATATGGTTGATGGTTGAGAAGTGCATCACCTTGGCAAGTAGCTGGGCCATAGCTGGGTTTTTACGCACCAACGTAGCCCAAGGTTTAGCAATCTCAGCCGCCTCAGTAAGCATAGCGTTGCGTTTTGCAAGCATCCCACGCATGTCATCCACGATGGTGTCTATCTTGTTGCCAAACATTTTGTTGGGTAGCCGCGCAGCAACCTGCTTTATCTGGTCAAGTGTCATAGCACCAAGGAACACTGAGCGGAACTTCTTGGGTACACTCTCCATGCCTAAGCCGAGCAGGTCTTTAAAGTCCTCGCTGCTGTGTCGTGATTTCCACAACTCATCTAGGTAGGACAGGGTCTTACCCGCATCCTTGGGCGTTTTCCTCATCAACTCTACGACCTTGTCGGCTTTGGCAAGCGTATCTTCCATTGCCATCGCTTCTGCTGCCGCCGCCCTCTTATTTGTCCGGTCATAAACTATCTTGGCGGCGATGTACTTGGTATGCGTTTGTTCAGCGTCGGTAAGTCTGGCGTTTAACAGCGCATCGGTGTTGGTTATAAGGTCTAACAAAGCACTGCTTCGGCTGGCTGGTAGGCTCCACAACCGGCGAATTGTTTCCACAAACCTGCTTAGGGCGGTGGTTTTCTTGCCTTGTATTCCCGCCATGAACGCCTGTAGCTTGGAGTCGGTCATCCCATACGCTACAAACTCCCGCACGTTGTCAAACGCATGTTCTGGTATACCTAGACCCTTACCGCTGTGGTCATAGTGGGTCTTAACGTAGTTCATCAAGTCTGTTAGTTCTTTGGTAATGCGCGTTACTTCCGACTGCCGGTCAACTACGTAAGTACCAATCTTAAGTTTTTGCACTGTGGCAGCATGGAATAACTCGTGCAGTACAGTAATAACGTTTGCGCCCGAACGCCGCCCGTTATTAGACGCGTGGATAAGCACCAAAGCGGCGGGTTTCCCGTCTACAGTAACTTCAAGATGCAACCCTAACGCGTTGTTGAACTGTTCTTGTACAGACGGGTCATCAAGCACAGGGAGCCTATCATTCACCGTCTCCCCTTTTTTTATCGCTACTATCAATGCGTTTCTTGCAAACGGCTTTATCCTCTCCGCAACAAGCGCCTCAAATGGATTGCCCGTTTGTATTATATGGTTCAGGGCATCACTACCTAATGTGAACGTATCAAACGTAGGGTCTATGTCTCTTGTAGCTGCATCAATACGTACTTGAGAGTCTGCCCCTTCACCTTTGGAAACCACACCCGCCATGTTTAATGGTTTAGCTGCTTCAGTTGCTTTGGCCTCTTGGGTTCTTTCTGCTTTAGACTTTTTGATGACCCGTTTTGGCTGGGTTTTAAGTTCTAAGGGTTTAGCAGGATAGGCTTCACGTATTTGGTTTAAATCTATTTCGCCGGTGTTTGAATCCGTTGCGCTATCTATAATGTTTCTGAAGTTTAATGAGGGTTCCCCAGCAGCTATAAGAATTTTCCTAGCTTCAGTCTTTTGGGCTTGTTCGGTTTTGAACAGGGAATCATCGTATTCTTCAGCGGCTGTTGGGGCCACCGCTTCTGTCTCTACCGGCGCTGTTTCTATTTCCGCTGAAGGCGCTTGACCCGCTGTCATACCCATAGCAGTTGCAGTTTCAGGAGCCACAAGCAACGGACGCAGCGCGGTTGTCAGGTCTGCAATACGTTTTGCCTGATTATCCATTACATCAGCAGGTTTAAAATCTTTTCCTGTTAGTTCTTTATGCGCTTTGCGTAACCTCTGCTCTACTTTTGTAGACACTACCCCCTGCGCAATATCTTTAGCCGCGTTATCTCTTGCAGTTTGCTTAGATGACTTCTGGGGCGGGGTTTCAATAGGAGCGGGGGTTTCAACGGGAGTGTACGCTTGTACGGGTAGGCCGTACTTCTCGTACTTTGACAGCACGTCTTGTTCCGTTACGTTGCCTTTTTCCGAACTACGCTCGTATTTGTCCATTTGACGGAATATTTTATCCTGCTCGCGCCCCATAGCTTTGGCTTGGTCACCTAGATTGCCCATCTCGTCAGTCTGTTTGCGGGCCACCTTTTCCCAAAAATTGTCTACTGTAATACCCAGCGTCTTGGCATATGACGCCGCACGTTCTTCCAAAGCCTTGTATTGGTCGCCAAGTTTGTTGTACGCCTCTTCGTTTACAGTGTTTGTGTCAACGCTAGTGTCTTTGAGTATAGCCACCGGCTTGACCCCGGACGACTGCACAACTTCATCACTTTGATAACCCTTACCAGTCAGTTGTGCGCCAGAACGCTCGAACACAAGTACAGTACCGCCCTCATCTTCGAACGCTTGCCCGCCTAGCTTGCTTACGTTAGTTCCTGCGCGAAGCCCATTCTTGACAATGCCGTCAATATCCGCGTCGTTACGCACTGCGTGGTAAAAGTATTTACTGTCGTCAAGGTATGCGCTACCTGTCTCTAGTGGAGGGGGCTGTGTTTGCGTTTCTTCAACGGAGGCAGCACTTGACGCTTCCCTGCGGCCAAACTCAAGACTAAGCTCCTTCATCAGGTCATCTTGAGCCTGCTCGTTATCTGGCAGGTAAGCCTTTACAGCATTGTGATATGCCTTCCAAGCTCGCGTTGCAGCGGCCTTTGCCTGAGGGTGTCGCATCGCCCCTTCGGATAGATGCTTTCGTTCTGCTTGTATTTGCTTTTTGTACAAATCCCATATCTTCTGGGGGACTCCATTCGGCGCGGGCGCAAGAGTTTCTAGTGGAGGGGGCTGTGTTTGCGTTCCTCCAGCAGGGCTTCCAGTAGTTCCGTCAACTGCTCCCAATCCGGTTCCTCCAACTGGAGCAAGTCCCCCTTCGGTTGTATCCGGTGGTATAGGCACTCCAGTGCTTTGCTGATCTGCTCCGTTGTTAGTGGCACGATCTTTCTCCTCTTGGGCTTGTGCGTCTGCTGCGGCTTTAGCTTGTGCGGCGGCTTGGGCTTTGGCTTGGGCTTGG